CGAGCCTATGACTCTAAAAGCGTTAGTCCGTGAGCGTATGGAGGCAGGTAAAGAAATGCCAACGGAACTTTTCAACATATATGTTGGAAACAAAACAACAATAAAGAGGAAACAATAAACATGAGTAATGTAGCAAAGAAAAAAGAAAATGCAGTAGCTGCAGTTAATTTTGAAGCTGATGCAGGTCAAGGTTTGAATATGACGCAAGAAGATCTTGCGTTACCTTTCTTAAAAGTCCTAGGCCAACTATCTCCTGAATGCAACAAGCGAGATGCTAAACATGTCGAGGGGGCAGAACCCGGCATGATTATAAACACCGTTACAGGCGAGGTTTATGATGGCGTAAAGGGGATAGATGTCGTGCCAGTGCACTACAAAAGACAGCACATTGAATGGCAGGATAGGGGTGAGAGTCAAGGTGCTCCAGTAAAAATATATGATGCTGGGGATGACTTACCGTCAACTACAAGAGACAAGTTTAATAAAGATAGATTAGCAAATGGTAACTATCTTGAAAACACAGCTAGTCATTTCGTAGTTATACTTGGGGATAGCCCAACAACGGCATTGATATCTATGAAAGCTACTCAATTAAAAGTGAGTAGAAAATGGAACTCAATGATGATGGGTTTAAAGATGCAAGGTAAGAACGGTATGTTCACACCACCAACATATAGCCACATTTATAAGTTAAAAACCGTACAGCAGTCTAACGACAAGGGTACGTGGTTTGGCTGGGACGTGTCTAGAGTTGGACCAATTGAAGACTCGGGTATTTACAAAATAGCTAAAGACTTTGGAGCAAATGTTTCAAAGGGTGAGGTTAAAGTAAAACACGGGGAACAAGAATCCAAATCCGATTCACCGTACTAAAAACTTCCTAGGGAAGATAAAGGGGCGGTGATGGGAGACTGGACCCGCCCTCAAAAACATTATGGAAGATTTTAGAAAGATATTTACAGGATTAGAGCGAGCGCATGGTTGTACCTACGTGGACAAGAAGGGTGCCGATGGACTTAAGGTTAAAGGTAAGTCGTTTGTTAAAACAGAAACAGTAACAGACAAACATTGGGACGACCACTTAAACGGTATTGAACCTAGCTTAGGTATTATACCCATCAATGAAAACAACGAATGTAGATGGGGTTGCATAGACATAGATGTGTATGCAGAGTTTAATCACAAAAAATTAATTAACAAAATAAAGTCAATGGACTTACCATTGATGGTATTTAATTCTAAATCAGGTGGTGCACATGTGTTTTTATTTACAAAAGATTTTGTACCTGCAAAATTAATGAGAGATAGATTAATATCTATTAGTGCAGTGTTGGGTTATGGTGGTGCTGAAGTTTTTCCAAAACAAATCGAATTAAAATCGAAAGATGATACAGGAAATTTTCTTAACTTACCATACTTTAATCATAAAAATACTGTAAGATATTGCTTCAACTCTTTGGGCGAAGCTGTTACACTTCCACATTTTTTACAAAACATTGTAGAAATAACTCCAGAACAATTACAGAACTTAATTATTAAAAGACCAAAGTCTGAATATGACGATGGACCACCTTGTCTAGAATCTTTGACAAAAGAAAAATTAGATGATGGTAGAGACAGAGTTATGTTTCAGTTTAGAGTTTACGCTAAGAAGAAATGGCCAGAGTCATGGGCAGATAAGTTGGATGAGTTTAATTACAAACACTTTATAAAGCCATACAGACATGACGAGATAACAAAATTTAGAAAAGACAATAAAGATTATGGTTTTAAATGCACAGAAGAACCTATGTGTAATCACTGCGATAAACAATTATGTAAGACCAGAAAATTTGGTATAGGAACTCAGTCTATGTTTCCACCGTTAAATGATTTACAGATTGTAAAATTAGAGCCACCTGTGTTCAGATTAAATGTAGATGGAGAGAGAGTAGAATTAAAAGCAGAGGATCTACAAGAACAAAGGCTTTTCATAAGAGCATGTATGAATCAGATCTATACAAAACCACCAAAGATAAAACCAAAAGACTTTGATGAAATGATAAATCTTTTGATGATGAACAAAGAGGAAGTAGAAGCTCCTGCTGGATCTAGTATGATCGAGCAACTTAAACAACACGTAGAGAACTATTGTTTGGGTAGAGCAACATCAGGTTCAACAAGAGAAGATTTAGAATCAGGCAATGTTTGGAATAACAAAGGACATCATCACTTTGTGTTTAGTAATTTCTTTTATCAATTTTTAGCAAGACACAAGTGGGCAGAGAAACCTCAGTTTACTTTGTATGTCTTGAGAGAACATTGTGGTTATGACACAGATTATAGAGTGTCATTGCCAAAGAAAAAGATAAGTGTAATTAGATTACCGGAGTTTGAGAAAGAAACATTTAAACCAAAAGACAGAGTCTTTAAACAGGAGGATGCATTTTGAAAACTATTGTATTGGGTCCACCTGGCACAGGTAAGACTACCACATTACTTAATGAAGTTGATAAATATTTAAAACAAACAGATCCTGATAAGATTGGTTATTTTTCTTTTACACAAAAAGCTGCATACGAAGCAAGAGACAGGGCTATGTCTAAATTTAATTTTAGTGAAAAAGATTTACCGTATTTTAGAACACTACACTCACTAGCATTTAGAAGACTTGGTATACGTAAGGATGAAGTTATGCAACGCAGACACTACGAAGATCTAGGTAAGAAAGCAAATCTAGTTGTAGATTATCATGAGTATGAAAACGAACATACAGGATTATTTACAACTAAAAGTGATATACTACGTATTATACAACTAGCTAAACTACGTGGCATCACACCAGAAGAACAATTTAATAAACAAGAACATACACAGTTAGTAGATATTAAAACATTAAAACAGTTTGATTACGATTTAAAACAATACAAAAAAGATTATAACCTAATTGATTTTACAGACATGATCACAGAGTTTGTTAAATCAGATAGATCTCCAAGATTTGATGTAGTTTTCATAGACGAAGCACAAGATCTATCTAGATCTCAATGGGCTATGGCAAGATCTATATGGGACAAGACACAAGATACTTATATTGCAGGTGACGATGATCAGGCTATATTTAGATGGGCCGGTGCAGATGTAGATAGTTTTATAGCACAGACGGGAAAGATTGTGCAGTTGACACAGTCATACCGAATACCGCAGGTAGTTCATGATGTGGCATCACGTATAGTAAATAAGATACAAAACAGACTACCAAAAGAGTGGAGACCAAAAACGCAAAGAGGATCACTTTCATATTATTATGAGTTTAAAGATATTAACATGAAACAAGGGAACTGGCTAGTGTTAGCTAGAACTAGATTTATGTTAAATGAATTAGAGGAACAGTTGTATGCCCAGGGATTGTATTACGAGAACAAATACAAGACAAACAAAGAACAAGACTTGTACAAAGCTGTAACAGACTGGGAGAATGTGCGTAAGGGTGTGTACATAAATTACGATCAGCTAGAACGAATAGCGTCTTACATGTCAAATAATCATTTTGAAAAACAATCTCTTAAATACATGGACAAAGATGCAAACTATGACATGGCTGGACTTAGAGAAAGAGTGTGGTTAAAAACAGATAAAGTTTGGTATGAAGCACTTGATCAAGCACCTAGTCGAAGTATTAGATATATTAGAAGGATGAGAGAGAACGGTGAAAAATTAAATTCATCTCCACGTATTACATTATCGACAATACACGGAGTAAAAGGTGGTGAGCAAGATAACGTAGTGCTCTTGACTGACCTATCTAGAAACACACAAATAAACTACGAAAAAAATCCTGACGATGAGAACAGATTGTTTTACGTTGGTGCTACAAGAGCCAAACAACACCTACACATTGTCAGACCAAAAGATAATTATAAAGGATATAAAATATGACAAAACCGCAGAACAAACAAATAGGTGGATCCCATTACATGTATTTCAACATACAGCCGTACGAATTTATTTCTAAAAATAATCTTTCGTTCTTTCAAGGCTGTGTTGTGAAGTACGTTTGTAGATACATGCACAAAAACGGAATAGAAGATTTAGATAAAATTATTCACTATTGTGAATTAGAAAAGAAAAAGATACAAGATACAAAAAGAAATGAAGATAACATTTAAACCACAAACTGAGTGGCTACCACCGCAAGATTTCCCAGACTTATCAAAGTATGATGAGATAGCAGTTGACTTAGAAACAAAAGATCCAAACCTTAACGAGAGAATGGGATCTGGATCTGTTGTAGGTGTAGGTGATGTGGTCGGTATATCTTTAGCAACACACGATTGGTGTGCATACTATCCAATAGCACATGAAGGTGGTGGTAACATGGACCGTAAGATGGTTCTTAAATGGTTACAAGACCAACTCAATACACCAGCTACAAAAATATTTCATAACGCAATGTATGACGTATGTTGGTTAAGAGCATTAGGACTTAAAATAAATGGTAGAATTGTAGATACAATGATAGCTGCATCATTGGTTGATGAAAATAGGTTTAGATATGATTTAAATGGTTGTGGTAGAGATTTTGTAGGTAAAGGTAAAGATGAAACAGCGTTATACGAAGCAGCAAAGTCTTGGGGTGTAGATCCCAAAGCAGAAATGTATAAGCTACCAGCTATGTACGTTGGAGCTTACGCGGAGCGTGACGCCCAACTCACACTGGAGTTGTGGCAAGAATTAAAAAAACAAATTTTGCACCAGGACATAGAAGATATATTTAATATGGAAACTAAACTGTTTCCTGTTCTTGTTGATATGAGATTTTTAGGAGTACGTGTTAACGTAGACAGAGCAGCCATAGAAAAACAAAAAATGGTTGAGGAAGAGAAGAGATTATTAGGTGGTGTATACTCTGAAACAGGACAAGAAGTACAGATCTGGGCAGCAAGATCTATTGCAAAGGTATTTGATAAGTTAGGTTTGCCCTATGATAGAACAGCAAAGACACAAGCACCAAGCTTTACAAAAAACTTTTTAGCTAATCACCCACACAAGATTGTACAAGCTATTGCAAAAGCAAGAGAGATTAACAAAGCACATACGACATTTTTAGATACAATATTAAAATACTCTGGCAAAGGTAGGATACATGCAGAGATAAACCAACTACGTGGTGACAGCGGTGGCACGGTTACAGGTAGGTTTAGTATGAACAATCCAAACTTACAGCAGATACCTGCAAGAAACAAAGACCTTGGACCACGGATCAGAAGTTTATTTATACCTGAAGAGAATTGTAAATGGGGTTGTTTTGATTACAATCAACAAGAGCCTAGACTTGTAGTGCATTATGCAGCGTTACAAGGATTTTATTCTGTAGAAGATGTTGTAGATGCATACAACGAAGGTGATGCAGACTTTCATAAGATCGTAGCAGATATGGCTGATATACCTAGAACACAAGCTAAGACAATCAATTTGGGTCTTTTCTATGGTATGGGTAAGAATAAACTACAAGCAGAGCTGGGTGTAAGCAAGTTACAGGCTGATGAATTATTTAAACAATACCACACCAAGGTGCCTTTTGTTAAACAGTTAATGGATGCTGTGATGAGCAGAGCACAGCGTAAAGGTAAGGTGCGTACGTTGCTGGGTCGATTATGCAGGTTTCATTTATGGGAACCAAACCAGTTCGGTATCCACAAGCCGTTGCCTCACGATGATGCGCTCGCGGAACACGGACCAGGGATCAGAAGAGCATACACATACAAAGCTTTAAATAGATTAATACAAGGATCTGCAGCTGACATGACAAAAAAAGCTATGATAGATTTACATGCAGAAGGTATTATACCACATCTACAAGTACATGATGAATTAGACATATCTATACAAAATAAAAAAGAAGCAGAAAAAATAAAAGAAATTATGGAGTCAACGGTCACACTTGAAGTTCCTAACAAAGTAGATTATGAAGAAGGGGATAATTGGGGTAGTATCAAATGAGGATTTATTATGGCTTATTTAAATGCAAACATTCCTGTAGAGTATGCTCAAGTAAGGAGAGAATATCTCTATGACCTTAAAAAACATCATGGTGAAGTTGAAGACTGTGTTATTTTTGGTATTTCGAGTATTGCAGGGCGTAGTATCCTTTTTCATTGTATTATGGAAAATGGAGCTGTCTACTATCGTCTCCCGATTACTGCATTCATTCAAAGAGGCTTTAAGGCAAAAGACGTTCCTGAACGTAGACTTGATGAGTTGGAGTTATGGAATTCTTTCAGTTATTATCCTGCTATTACTGTTTGGGATTTTTTAGCATCACATTCCGGTAAATACGTAGGAAAAGACAAAAAATGGCACTACGGTAAATATTTATTTACTATTGACTGGGCTCATCCAGAGAGTAATATAATAGACACGGACCATTCAGAGATTCCGCATGAGCATAAATGTGCTCATATCATAGCCCTAGATGAAGGGAACTATGCTGCACAACCTAATAATAGATGTATTTGGAATGTGTCTTCATTTACAGTGAAAGACAACATCCCAGACTGGAAAGTGCAAACATCTGAATGGAATGTAGAAGATGATAAATTATGGCGTACGGAGGACACTGATAAGTTTTTCTACGAAATGGAGGAGAAGAAACATGATTGAAAAATGTAAAAACATTTGTTGTAAAGTCTGGGAAAAAGTCAAAGGCCTATGGAACAAGTGGGTTAATTGGGTTTTTAAAGGATTTTATAAATAATGGCAAAAGCTAAACCGAAAAGTAAACTAGATTGGTTTAAAAAA